GCCTACAAGCGGCTACGGCTCAACGCAAAGACGCGTTATTTTCTTCCAATACCAGTGTGACCGTTCTTTCAAATAACCCTACCGTCGGCGAATCCACTATTAAATTGGCCGGTCGCGCCCTCAATCAACGTTATTTTGGTAAACCTCGCCACCATGTTCGTTCGGCTGGTCGTACGTTTCGCGTTGAAAAACAAGGCAGCTTAGTCTGCATGAGCTGGAACAATGTTGGCACCTCGCCATACTTTTTAAAGTCTGCTCTTAACTTAAATGACACCTCGGGTGGAACTTTAAACGTAGTTAAAGTAGTTGGAACTTCTGAAGTAGAGTTTCAAATTTTGTCGGGCGCAGCTAATTTTACGGAACTTTCAATCGGTGACTTAGTTACGATCTCAAACCAAATTAAATCCGCTAACAATGGCACTTTTTTGGTAACCGGCGTTTCAAACGACGGTCGTCAGATGCGCGTATTAAACCCAAATGCTATTAATGAGTACTCATCTGCTTCTTTTACCTTGGTCACCAATTCCACCGCAGGCGATACATTTACAATTGACTCCACCACGCTCGTTGCCGGTACCAACTTTGCAATTGGCGGAAGCGCGGCTGCAACGGCTAACAATTTGGCTGCAATTGTCGGAACCATTCCTAACGTATTGGCCGTAGCAAACGGTAACGTGGTAATTATCACGGCTACTTTCTCGGGCGCTTCAACTCCCCTCGTTTATTCTGGCGCAGGAACGGTTACGGTTAGCTCTAGCACTACAGTCGGAGCAACTTTTGCTGCCGGCGACTTTGCTGCTTCTTCTGAAATTAAAGAAGGCGACACGATAATCGTGGCAACACCTTTTGCCGTACTTAACCAAGGCACTTTTCGTGTCATTCGTCGCTACAATGATTCTATTTGGTTCGAAAACGCCAACGTGATCGAAGAAGAAGTGACCCTTCCTCTCAACGCGATCTCTCTTGGTCAAGACGCAACAACTTCACTTAAAGTTAACGCTACCGGACACACCGCTTACGTTAATTGGAACGGAGTTGGAACGCCACCTACCCTTGAAAATGCTCAAATGGGCGATGTGGTTAATTTTGGAACTGATTTCGCATCTGCAAACCAAGGGCTGTACATGGTCCTTAGTTCGGGAGCAGCCCTACAGCAAGTCCAAAGCCTCTTGATGCCAACAGGGAGCCAGTTCTCCACGTCAGGCGTTGGTAAAGCTTTCCGTATCCAAATTGCTGGAAACACGACCTCCTATTATGTTTGGTTTAACGTCAATGGTGGCAACACTGACCCGGCTCTTTCTGGCACTGGACTTCAAGTTGCGATCCTTAGCGGTGATTCGACCACTCAAGTAGCTTCTAAGACGGCATTTGTCCTTACGACAGCTGCTGGGCTTACGGCCACATCTTTAATTGATACGGTAACAGTTACCACTGTCGGATCAATCGAAACCACTTTCGCATCAAACGTCAACATGCCTACTCCATTTGCTGCCAATGTGATTCAAGCCGGTCGCCGTGCTTTCGTCGAATGTTTAAACCCTAGCGCAGTTAACGAAAGCGCAGTATTTGTAACTGGCGGGTTATTCCAAGCCCACCGTCCGCAGATCCAATTTAGCGAATATGAAGCGGCAATCGCAGGCGATCAATTCGTGGTTACTGGCGATATTCTTATTGCTCAAAACGCTGGCACTTACAATATTGTCAAGGTTATTGATCGCGATACCGCAATTGTCGATAAGACTTTGGCCGGCGTAACGGGGATTAGCTTAAACGGTCGCGAAACTTCAGTTTACGTTTTAGAAGGGATTCCACTTACTGCTTATAAGCACGTATTGCTCGCTTCGGCTCAACCGGGGGCTCCATCTCGTACCCTTATTGTATTCGATACCAATGCTGTTTACGAGAAAATTGATGAAGCCGCCGCAGTTGGTTTGACTTCGATTAGCAAAGTAGAATTTAATACTGTTGTTCGTAAAGGTTTAGATTCTTACCGCTACAACACGGGCTTGATTGCTGAAGCCAACCGCATTATCTATGGCGATCCACGCGATCCATCGACCTACCCAGGCGTCGGAGCAGCGGGGGCTGAAATCTTTGTTCGTGAACCTCTTACTCGTCGTATTCAAGTATCAGTTGATGTTCGCATTAACACTGGTGTTCCATTTGCTCAAACCGCTGAGCAAGTTCGCACCTCGGTCGGATCACTCGTCAACTCAAATCCTGTTGGTCAACCAATTGCGATCTCGGCAATCGTTTCTGCTGTTTATGCAATTCCGGGAATTAAAGCAGTATCGATTAGCTCACCCCAATACGATTCGACGCACGACATTATTTTTATTGCGCCGTCCGAAAAGGCAAGGATTATCGATCCAATACTTGATATTTCCGTATCGCAGATTGGAAATTAAGATATGGCCATTACAACCAAGGACGAGCAATATAAAAGACTAAGATCTTATTTGAGCCCCTTCATTAAGGGTCCAAATACGGACGCCATTCTTGAAGCTTTGGCTGTAGGTAATGCTGCTTATCTTATCGATAACGTCCGCGCAGTTAACGATCAACTTTATATTGCCACCGCTTCTGGTCGTTATCTTGACGAACGCCTAGCTGACGCGGGCATTGTCCGCCCTCCTTCGGTGGGCCTATCTGACGAAATATTTCGTGAGATTGGGATCGAAGTCAAGAATCGCAAACAAGTCCGCGATCTAATTAACAACCTACTTAACGCTATTTTTGGCGACGAATTTGTCCGCGCTACAAACCAAGCCCACAATTTTGCCCCTTACAACTTAAAAGACGGCGATACGTTAATTATTAACTTTGACGAAAACAATACAATTCCGGTTACTTTTCGTACGTCGATGTTTCAAAGCATTGCTGCAGCAAGCGCCCAAGAAGTTGCAGATGCTATCACCAAGAATCTTCGTTCGCTCGGGTACAAAGGAACGGCGGTTGCCAAAGACGACGGGAATGGACCTTTTGTTCAACTCATCTCTGATACGATTGGCGCAACTTCTTCTGTTACCGTTTTAGGCGGTCGTGCTCAGAACGAACTTTTATTTGATGCTCCGGTTGCCGCAGGCGGCAATATGTCCACTCAATGGACTTTGTCCCTTCAACCAGGCGGGTTAATCCGTTATATTTGGTCTGGTGGCGCTAATCCTCAACTTGGAAAACTTACTGCTGGAAATTACGTTAATATTTACGGCGGCGGATTTGCTTCTTCAGCCAATGAAGGCAGCTATACGATTACTTCCGCCGTTGGTGGACCATCCGGAACTGCATATTTTGAGGTCCTCAGTCCACTTGGCACTCCGGGAATTATTGTTCAAGGCAACGACGATGCAGTTCGTTTTTATAATCCAGTCCGTAAAGTGCTGGCCTCGCGCTTAGCCTACGCCGCAGTCTATCAGCCTACCTCGCGCATGCTTCAAGTCTTTCTTCCTGCGGCTACCAAGGTTGTGCGCCGTAATCGCGTCGGCTCTGCCCATTTGCATGACCCTTCGGACTCAATCTCCCTACTTCCTCATCAAGAAGGTCCGTACATGTATGACCTTTCTCAACCATTCACGGTCTCTGATATTGGAACTACGCTTACTCAAAACCTTGATGGAACCATGCCACGCGTGATTAGTGTGTCAAACTCGGCATTTTTTCCAGATCAACAAGGAAACATTATCTTGGGATATGGAACTGCCGAGCAAGAAGGTCCAATTCCTTATATTGCAAGGCCGTCAAACAATACGCTACTTATTAGCCCGGCCTATACGGTCAAGCGCGTTCATCTTTCAGGCACTGATGTGGCTTTAGTCTCAGAAAAAGCTGCAGTCAATGTTTCGCGAGATGGGTTGGATTACCCTTTTTACATCACGGACGTAGTTTCGGGCCGTATTTATGCTCAAGATTTAATCAATTCTATTGCCGCAACCGGAATTAACATAGTTTTTACGATCTTGTACCCAAACGATATCGGACTCTCTAAGTGGGGCACTGAATTCTCAGAAAACCCAACCATCTGGGGTGCCTAATAATGTATATTTACAAAATCACTAATACTAAAAACAAATAAGTATTTGGAGAAAAATAATGGCTAGATCATTAGTATTAACTGGCGCCCACATAAAATTGTACATCAACAATAAAATGTATAAAGAGGTTCAATCGATCTCTTTGAGCGTTGATTACGGCGAAACTGAAATCTACGGCATTGATGCTGCTTATCCGCAAGAGATCGCGCCCACAAAGATCAGCGTTCGCGGTTCTATACAGGGTATCCGTATCAAGATGTCCGGCGGAATCCAGGCTGCTAATGGTCGTCCGCTCTTTCAAGACGTTGCAGCGTCGCCTTATATCTCAATCCGTATCCAAGACCGCGACACCCAGGAAGATATTGTGTTCATTCCGAACGCCAAGATTACCCGTGAGAACCATTCGATCGCTACTAAAGCCACCTACAAGCTCAGTTTTGACTTTGTGGGTCAGATTCCTCTGTTTGCTTTGGATCGCTCTTAAGTTTATACTCAAAAGTAGTGCAATCATCCCTGGTCTTATGGCCGGGATTACCCTCCTCGTCCGATCCTTCAGGGTATTCTACGAATGACATTTCCGCATCTAACCGTCCATCTGCTTCTTTTGGTTCTATTGATTCTGCGCCGCAATGCAACGTAAGTACGGGTTGGGGAACAATAGCTACCAAGGGGATTTGTTTGACGCGTTGCGACACCAGACCAAAAGCTAAACCAAATACAAAGCTAAAAACAACCAAGATAAATATTTTTAGCTTGGTTTTCCACGGAGATTCTGAGGGTATATCCAATTCACCTTCAATTCTTTCCCACATTCGCTTAGGTGTATCTCCACTATCCCGCATTGTTTCCAACACCTCTTTGCGCATTGTAGCTCGCCAACTGAATCATAAAAGTCGGCTAAACCTTCTTCCATCTCATGTTGATAGTCAACCCCGCAAAGGTATTTCTTTGTGGTCATGACTGAAACTTCTTTACGAGGTGATGCCATACGCGAAAGGTGTTCATGGCATCAGCGAGCGCAGTGTGAGCCCTTCCTTCGAATCCAATTTTAAGAGTGGTACAAGTTTTAGCCAAGCCGCCTCGAACCATCTGACCTTTCATCATTTGAATGCTTTGAAAGATAGATTTGGCATCGATGACGCGGTAGCCCATAAAGTTTTCGCGCTCTACGCCACTTTCCTGATGGATAATTTGGCTATCGTTTCTAGCTCCAGAACCCCAAACTACTGGATTTTTAAAACACTTATGCTTAGC